GACGGCCGGATCTGACTTGGAATCGCGGAAAATCAGCAGCAGGCGCAGCTCGGGGTTCTTCTCCAGGGCGAGAACGGCCAGGCGCTTCGCGCTCTCTGCTGAGTCGCTGGCCACAAGGACACGTTTGCCGCCGTGGATCAGCTCGAGGGCCTTCTGCCAGACCTCATCGGCGTCGCCAAATCGCACCGCGACATGATCCATGGTGCCTTCGACTTCGATGATAGTGATCGGCGTTCCTGGGCAAGCCTCCTCGCAGAGACTGATTACCGAGTCGTTGGCGTCGGCGTCGCAGAGCAATACGCGCTTAGCTTTGGCCATCGCCTCGAGCATGGTGTCCATAACCCGGACCGGCCCCTCTACTGGCCCGCTGGTGACGTGGCGGATAACCTGGCTTGCCTCGTCGATGCAGAGCGTATCGAGCGTGGTAAACCAGTTGCGGTCGGTTGCGGTGCTGTAAAAGCGGGAGTTGGTAATCGAGTTGACGCAGCAGGCCATGTGCGTGACGTCGCGCATCTCAACGGCCAGAACGTCCGAGTAATGGCGGATCTGCAGGCGGTTCGCCGCGTCATCCATGAGAGTGATGCGGTGAGCCAGGTAGCCGGCGCGTTTCGAGTTGCGCATCACCGGGCCGATCAGGTTGTCGGTTTTACCGCTGCCCATTGGCGACCGGACGATGATGCAGCCCTCGAGCGACTCGACGAGGTCGGCAACGTGGCTCGGGATAAGCGTGCCGCCGTGGCTGGCGCGGATGCCCTTGATTTTGATATGGCGGATCCCTGGGCGCGCCAGGGCGGTCGGCGAGAAGCCGCGCAACTGCTGGGCCTCTGAAAGCTTGATCTTGGCGAGCCACAAGGCCCGGCGCTTGATCTTGAAGACGTTGCCGGAGAAGCCGGCCGGGAGCGCTTTGAGGACGAGCGAAATGACTTGTTTGGTGCCGTACTTGATCGGGGCGAGCATCATGCCTGCGCCGACTGCAGTGAGGGCGGCCGCCTCCTCGGTCGTGCTGCCTGCCATAACGCGCTGCAGGCAATAGGCGAAATAGTCCTTTTCGGCCTTGAGCGAGGCGTGGGAGCGCAGGGCCTTCGCGGTGGCCTTGAGACCGTGGCGGACGTGGAAGTCGTTCCAGTCGGTCGGACCGTTGCCGGTGCGGCGGGCCTCGGCGACCTCCTCCGGGGGCATGCCTGCAAAAATGAAGTCGGGCAGGATGGCGCGATAGCCGTGGTCGCGGTGGATCTCGAGGGCTGCCAGGCGACCGGCGTTGCCGGTGCGCTTCCATTGGTCGTTGTCGGCCGCGTTGATGATCTTGAGCTCGGGCCGGTGGCGCTTGTACAGCGCGAGCACCTTGAGGAGGTTGCCGACGCTGAGCGTGATAATCACGGCGACCTCTTTACCTGCTGCCTGTTCCGCGAGGTAGATGCTGGCGCCAGTTGCGAAGCCTTCCGCGCTGTAGATGCGGGCGGCTGTATCAAGGTCGCCGAGGACGAAATGCAGGCCGTCCATCTGGACGCCGGTGCCCTGCAGCTTCTTGTCAGCATAGAGGCGCTGCACGCCGCCGAACTGGCCATGGATGTCGAACAGCGGTAAAGCAGTAAACTCGCCGCCTCGATCGCGCATGCGCTGCAGGCGGCAAGCCTTGGCGATGTCGCCGATCTGCTTCGCCTGCAGATAAGGCGCCGAGCCGTCCTCCTCGCCCAGGACCTCGACCGAGCCAGTGGCTGGCTTGCCGCGCGAGATGATTGGGAACTCGTGGCGCCCGCCTTTGAACCAGGCCGCCTCGAAGGCGTCGCGCTCGGCAATCTTGCGAGCGTGAGACTCACGCTCAAGCTGTTCTGCTTCTTCTTGGCGCCGGGCCCTCTCGGCTGCCCGGGTCTCCTGCGCTTCGCGCCACTTAACTTGCTCGGCTGATGGGACCTTGCCGCCCTGGAGGCGGAATAGCTCGAGCAGGGCCTGCCATCCGCTCCAATTGCTGGAGCCAATCGTCGTGTTGTTGTGGTTGAAGGTGAGGAAAGGCAGCGTGAGCTTAGAGCCGTCATCGAGGTCGACCGTGCGAAGGTCGGCCCAGGCCATAAGCTTGCCGTGGTGCTTCTTCTCGGTCGCGCCGATTTTGCCGCCGACTTTCGACAATTCCTTGTTTGCCGTGAATCTCACGCCATTAGAAATTGAGGACCAGTCGAGCCCGACCTCTGCCGCGATCGACGAAATGTCGCCATAGCAATAGTCGGCCAGGTCTTCGGGCCGCGAGTGGAATCGTTCCTGATAGAACGCTGCTAAGGCGTTCTGGTGCTTCTTGTCCGTCATGGTGCCCCTTGCGTAAATACGCAAAAGCGCAAAAACGCATAAGCTTGACTCACCCCATAACAGACCTAAACTGGCGACGTTGTAGACGTATTCTCATCGTCCGCCTGCCGTTTTTGACTGCCCGCTAAAACAGTCATAAACGATCAAATCAGGTTGGCAGGTTTGCCTCTGTTGTGGTGAACCAAGCGAAAAGGCCGGGGCTGGTAACCCCGGCCTTTTTGCGTTTGCGCGAAAAAAGAAAAAGCTAGCGGTCAAGCGCTAGTCTATCCGTTTCTCTCTATTCAGTGAAACAGTTGTCTCTGTTTATCGAATGAGCCCCCTCGAGGTTCTCATCGTCATGCCTATGACTACCCCAATCACCTGAAAATTTCCATCAATTTGCAATGCTGGAAACTGCGGATTGAGAGCCTGCAGGTAGCTTTGCGAACCATGCTTTACAAACTTCTTGAAGGTCGGTGCGGTCGGGTCTGAGTCGTAGCCGACCACGAAGTCGTTGACCTGGTGCTCGAGGTCGGGGTCGACGTAGATGAGCGAACCGTTCGGAAATGCTGGGCCTGCTGGTGCGTGCATCGATTCATCTGACAGACGCAAAAAGAACCCGCGAGGGCTCTTGCTGTCGAGTGGAACCTCCCACGGCGTACCGCTTGGAAGCCTTGAAATATCAGGGTTTTGCGCCCATTGCGTGGCTTGGTCCCATGGTACGACCGGCGCCCGTGTGGCGTGCTCAGTAGGAGCAAGCGGGGTGGTCCCGTTCGTGCTCTCGTCGATGAGCTGGTCGATGGTAGTCCCCAGGACTGCGGCAATGGCGTGTGCCTTATCAATCGAGGGAATGGATTTCCCTTTCTCGATGTCGCTCAGGTAGCCGGTATATAGCGCGCCCCCGGTCTCATCGCATACGCGCTGCAACGTCCAACCGAGCGCTTGTCGACGCCGCGTGATGGCCGGGCCGATGGTGATTGGCTTTCTCATATGGACATGGTCCTCCTTGCTCATATTGTCCTCTCTGGATGCCGTAGACATCCACTCTCTATAAAGGGATTCTCTTGCATTTTTTTCTCTGTATATCGAGAATGTAGACATCTCTACTTCCCCCGCATTCCGAGAAAGAAACCTGATATGCAGCACAGCACCGAAACCGAGATCGTGCTCGGGCACACCGCGCAATGGTTCCAAAACTCCGAAATGTCCATGGAGCGTTTCGCCCATGACCGTTTGGCGCCGGCCCTCGAGGCCCTTGGCTTGATCGAGGCCGCACCAGCGACCCAGGACGGCGAAACCTTCACTAAAGCCCGCAAGGCCTGGCGCCAGCGCGTAGACCGCCTGTTTAACGGCTCGCAGCCCTTCCCGCTTGAGTGGAAGTGGGCTTGGATCAACAGCGTCGACGAGCCGTTCCGTACTGAGATCAAAAACGATCTGCAGATCATGACGGGCCTGCTGCCAGTGATGCAGCCCGAGTTGCGCGCTGTTAACGGCGTGGAGTCGACCCGTGCGCGAATCGCCCAAGTGATGATCGAGTGCGGTGAGTTCTTCCAGGCGGCCGCTGAGCCCGCCGGTGACGGCCGTTACTGCCGAGACGATCAGGGTGCCGCCCACGAGATGATCGAGAAAGGTTTCGAGGCTGCTGGCGCCATCCTGAGCGAACTGGTGGCTCTCGCCGCTGGCGCTGGCATCACCCTGCCGCATGGAATGTTCGCTGCGATCGTGAAGGTGGGCCATGACTGATAAGCCAGCGCGCAAGCGTCCACCCCGTACTGACAAGATCCGCGAGCAGGACCGCAAGCGCCAGCAGGCGGCCGAGGAGCGCAAGCGCGACCGCGCCAAAGAGCTCGGCATGCGCGAGCTCAAGGGCGAGATCTACAAGGGCACGAGCGAGCGCCTCGAGGCCATCGTCGCCAAGACTGGCGCCGAGGAGATCGAGGTCGTGGTCAACCTGCTGCACCGTGCTTTCGAGCTGATGGAGCGCGACCCGGCCGCCTTTGAGGCCCTGACCAGCCACAACCCGCTGCCGGAGGTGTGGCATGAGTGATTGGCTCAAGGTCTTCACGTTCTCGCCAGGCGCTGTCGTGCTGCTGGTCAACGAGCACCGCGAGCAGCCGGACTACTCGGGGTTTGTCATCCGCTCCGAGCTGCGCTTTCGGGGCCGCGTCGTCATCCAGCATCACCAACAATCAAGCGCCGAGGCTCTCGAGCGAAATTTCGCGGCGCTAAACGCCGAGCTCGCGGCGCAATGGGTCATCAACGTGGCCGAAAACCTCAACAAGGGAGCCTATTGCCATGGCTGACGAATGCGATTTCGCGACCGACATGCAGCTCAAGGCCGCCGATGCTTTCGCCGCTTCGCGCATGAGCCGTCTCGCCCTGCTCCCCTTGGCCATCTCGGCCGATGTTTGTGAGTGCGGCACCGCGATCCCTGCTGCTCGCCGCGTAGCGGTGCCAGGCGTAACGCTCTGCACGTTCTGCCAGGAGAAGGCCGAGCGTCGAGGGGTGACCCATGGGCGCCCGTGAAACGCTGTCCCTTGGCTGGTCTGGCGATGCTGCAGCGCTTCCCCAGGGCGGCCCCGCGTTCGTCTTGGTCGATGAGACTGCAGCGCCCCGCCCCGCTCCTCGAGCGCCTCGCCCTGCTCGCCGGTTCATTGATGCCCAGGTCATCAGCTCCATGCGCGATCTGGTGCTCGCCTCCTACCTCGGCTCGCAGTTCGCCCAGGATCGCGACAACCCGGGGCCGACGCCCTACACGGTCGAGGGCACGCGCGATTGCCGGCCTGCAGGGCTGACCGAGGAGGATCGCAAGACCCGGGGCGCCGAGGATCTCAAGCGCGTTACCACGCGGCTACACGCCAGCGAGACGCGCCCCAAGAAGAAAGGCGCCGT